GTTTTCTGCTCCTGACTCGGTATTTTGTTTATCTATGCCGGGTTTAAATTTGTACTCTACTAGAGCCATGGTCCGTGCTCCTATATTTTATCTTTGTACGCCCAGCCTCTTGTTGCATTTACAAATACTAATGTAAAAGCAGCGCCGTTTGTTGATACAACTAAATTAGAGGCTGCACCTAAAATATTAGAACTATTTCTAGCTATAGTTAGATTGTTTGATGCAAAGTTAGCACCACTGTCAATAAAAGTTACTTCTGATCCTACACTTGGTGATGCTGGTAAAGTTATAGTAATTGCTGATCCAATACCACCTCCTGATGTATCAATTAATAATTGATCACCATCTACAGCAGTATATGCAGTTGTAGGTGTGTAATATCCTTTTTGTCTTATACCTAAATTAACATTTGTTGCATCTGAGTATACTAGACATTTAGATCCCACTGGTAATGCAACACCTGTGCCAGATACTGTTTTAATTGTTAATGTATAGTTACTTGTAGATCTAGTAGTTCCATCCTCTACAATAAATACTCTTTCTGCAGAGTCAGGCATAGTAACTGTTCTATTTGCAGCTAAAGTTCCTGTAAGTTTAAAGTATAAATTTTTACCGTTTGATACAGCATGGTTTGATAAAGCTAAAGCCACATCACTTGATGCAACATCAACAGCAATATAACCACTAGCTGCTTGTTCTAATATCTGTAAATTTGTATTTGTAATTGTACC